TCGACGCCCGAAGGGGGAGCAGCTAACTTCTGGGGGGCGGAGCAATACAGTTCTTACTCACGAGTATGAACCGTATAAGCGCACGCGACACCGCGCGAGTTCGGGTCACGGTTTCCGCTCGGGAAAGTATCTGACCTGCAACAACGACGGCATCAAGATCCAGTAGCCGCTATCTATAGCCCCCATGGAAACCACCCTCAGTGCATTCACAGCGTACTTGCAGCTCCGCAACATGACACCCAAAACGATCGAGCATCGGCTCGGCCAGATTCACCGCCTCGACCGCTGGCTGGGCGATACCCATCTACTTGCCGCGACACCCCAGCAGCTCGAAGACTGGCAGCGCTCCCTACGGGTCTGCCCATCGAGCGTGCAGACGTACACCTCCCATGTGTGCACGTTCTACCAATGGGCCTATCGAGGCGGGTTGACCGAGGGCTACACGGCGAAAAACCTTGTCCAGCCCAAGATTAAGCGCCGGATGGCCCGCCCGATCCCCGAGGAACACTTGCGGATCGCTCTCGGTGGTGCGCCGATCGGCTCGGACATTCATGCCTGGCTGCTACTGGCCGGGTATAGCGGTCTGCGCTCTGGGGAGATTGCACAGACTGCACGCAACGACTTCCGCCCGGATGGTGCGGGTGGTGCGTTTCAGACCGTCCACGGCAAGGGCGGCAAGCAACGTATCGTGCGGGTCGCGCCAGAGGTGATGCAACGCTTGTCAATTCACATGCGCCAGCCAGGGCCGCTGTTCTACCGCCCGCGCGGCAACGTCGTCACCCCGAACTACGTATCAGTCACCGGTTCGGATTACCTCTCCGGGCTTGGGCTGCCCTACACCCTGCATACGCTGCGCCACCGATTCGCCACCTCGCTAGCCGATATGGGCGCGGACATTCGCGACATTCAGGAAGCGCTCGGGCACGAAAGCCTGGCCACCACAATGCGCTATCTGGCCTACAACACTCGTCGCGGCGCGGCCTCAATCGACGCGCTGGCGGCCCGTCTATGCCCCTCCAATGACGGTCGCGGAGTGGCGCGTCCACCTGAAACCGAAAGGCAATCGACATGACCACTGAGGCACGCAGTGCCGCACGCACGCGCATCAGACGCTGTGCGTGCGGCGCTCGCGTCAAGCGCCGTAGGGTCGGGGAGAAGGCCGACCAGTGACTGGCCAGCAGGCCGTCGATCAGGCCGCACGCGCGCACGGTTGGCTCGTGGTCGGCGGCGATGACGGCGAACTCGTCTATCGCCGCCCCGGCACTGCGTCGTGGGTGAGCATCATGTACGCGCACACTGGCGTGATCCTGTGGGCCGACGGACAGGACTCGAGGCGTACTCCCCGGCACTTCGCCGGGATCGACAAGGTGGACCGGCTGGTGTCGTTCCTGACGACCTATGGGCAATAAGGGCGCATCTCGGACGTCACGCCTTGCCCGGCTAGTGCGTATTGAATCGCCTCTAGGTCACCGACCATTCCAGGAAGGGGCGCCACCATTAGATACCAGTGTCCATCCGTCAGCACCTTCAAATCGACGGGATGAGCAGCACATTTGCTCATGCGTTGCTCTCGCGACGGCCCCCACATATCCCCTGGAATAACTACATAGGTGCCGCCGGTCACCTTGCAGTAGACCTCGTAGTGCCCATCTTGCGATCCACACGAACCTATCGACTTGAGCGCGCTCACTACGTCGGGTGCCGCACCTGCTGGTGCTAAGCCGGCGACCCCGAGTAGGTGCGCGGCGGCGATGGTGAGAACGATCTTCATCTTCATGATCAGCCATCATCACAGAGGTGCTATCTATTAACAGGCAAACGCCCTGCGGCGAGCTACCTGCGGTCGAGTGGCTTGTCGAGCGCGACGGTGACCGTGAGGCCGAGCACCAGGGCCGCCAGAACCGCGCCGACCCACGGCCGCCAGTCGAAAATCATCTGGACGCCATGAAACCCGAGTGTCAGCCCGGCGAAAACGGCCAACGTCAGCACCGTGAAACCGATGATGCTGGCGCGGAAGTTGAACGTGCTCATGTGCAGACCGTAGCCCATTGGACCGTCGTTGCCGACGGTGTTCCCGCCTGCTGTTGACAGATTGACGCCCGTTGATCGGTATTGCTCAGCCTGTTTTCTACTGTGCCTGTAGTCTGCCCCGTAACCAGGACGGGCAAGGGGGCAGGTGTGAGCGATGACAAGGTGTTGCAGGTCGACCTAGCTGCCATGGGCAAGGTTGGCCCGCACCTGCGCTCACTCGCTGGGGAGATCCGCGGCCGGATACCCGCCAGTGACACGGTGACCTCCGGTGCCAGTCCCGGGTTGGCGGCGCTGGAGGCGTTCTCGAAAGCCATTTCCGATGTTGAGCGCATCGGCGCGGCCCGGCTGGAGACGATCAGCGACCTGTTCGACGAGGCACAGAAGGCCTTCACGGAAACCTCCAGCCAGTTGAGCACGGCAGTGTCCTCCGCGCCGAGCCTGTACCGGCCGCCGCTGCGCGCGTAAGGGCCCGGGCTTGTGACCACGCTCGATGAGTTCATGGCGATCGACCCGAACTCGTATATGGCCCGGGTGGAGGCGTGGAGGCCGCGCACGGCGGCGCTGAAATTCGACTACGACGATTACAAACGGTGGGCCAACGCCCCGGCCGGTACGTATTGGTCGGGTAAGACCGCGACCGCCGCTCAAGATGTGGCCGCCGATGACTGCAAGGGCGTCGATAACGCCGACGACACCACCGAGGACGCTGTCAAACTCGTCACGGCCACGATCACATATGAGGTGGTCAAGCCGCTGACCAACGGCCAGAATATCGTGAACAACGCACTGCACCAAGGCGTCTCGGTGAGCCAGGATTTCACAATGGCGTACACCCCGGCCGAGGGTGAGAGCGAGGAGTCGATAGCCCGCAACCGCAAGATCGTGGCTGACGCCGAGCGCGAATTGCAGGAGTACGTGGCCCAGTGGGAGAAGGGCGAAGCCACGCTCAAGACCCAGATCGATGCCGCGCGCGAGACGATGCTCTCCCGCATCAACCCCAAGGCAGCGTTTGCCGACGGCCGCAAGATCCTGCGCGACGCCACCGCCCCGAGACCCGGCGACCCGAGCGCCCAGCCCGCAAACTTCTACAAGGACTGGTACCCCAAGGCCACCGATCCGGCCTCTGTCGACCCGGGAGCCGGGACGCTCGGCGACAAGCTGGAGCACATCAAGAATCCCGCGACTAGCCCGACCGCTGCCACCGCCGCTGCGGATCCGAATGCCCCGCAATACGGCCCGTTCGCCAAGGACACCATCGACAAGACCAAGGTGGGTGGCCTCGGCGAAAGCGTCACCTACATGAACCGAAACGACAAGCCACCCGAGGAACACAAACCATCGGCCGCCGAGCGTTTCAAGACCGACATTTCCGAGGGCATCGACAAGGGCGTCGATAAGTTACTCTCACCGCTCACGGATCTACGGGACCGTCTGGGCTTGGGCGACAAGGGTTTTTGGGAAGCGAACGAAGAGGCCGGTAGGCGTGAATGGGAGTCCTTTAAGCACCAGATGACCACCCCGCCGGGCGCCGATATCGCCGAGGGCATCAAGCACAATATTGAGAACCCTGGCCAATACGTCGGGGGAAAGCTGGTGGACGGCGGTGCGCTAATGGCAGGCGGTCCCGAAGGGCTGTTGCCGCGCGCTGGACTTGAGCAGTCTGCCGCGCATCTAGGCGGCATGCACCCGGATCTTCCGGCCCCCGGCGCCCTCCACGACACACCAGCCCCCGCCGCACACAACCTCGACGACACCGCACCCGGGCACCAGCCGGCGCCACAAGTCGAGCACCCCGCCCAGGGTGGTGGTGACCACGCAGGGAGCGGTCATGGCCCGCCCTCAGAAGCCCACCACGTATCCACCGAGTCAGGCGGCCCCGGCGGGTGGAACCAGGAACTCAACAGGCCCGCACCAAACACCCATTACAACGTCGACGAGCGGTTTCAATACAGCACCGACGACCAGCGACGTGTTGACCATGCGGAGATGACCTACGACCACGGGGCGGAGCCAGGGGACAGGAACGGCCATCAGCAGCGGATCGCCGGTGGTCCCGACCGATTGCCGGGAGACCAAGGTGGCCACATATTCGGCACCCAGTTCGGCGGCCCCGGCGAGGCGATCAACATCACTGCCATGCGCGACACGCTCAATCAGGTGGGGGCCCGCGACTATTACAACCTCGAAATGCAATGGCGCCAGCTCGCCGAGCAGGGGCAAGTTCAGGTGAAGGTGGACATCGCATATCCGGGCGATTCGATGCGCCCCGAGTCGTACAGCATCGAGACCTACGTTGACGGAAAACTCAACAGTACCTACCATTTCGACAATTAGGAGGGGATGTAATGACTGACCAACCGCCGTACCTGGTCCAGCTTGGGGACGCGCAGACCAAGGTCGTCAAGCCGTTGTTCGATGCCCTCCCGGCGGCTGGCTGGCGCGTGGCAGCAGTGGAGTACCGCAAGGCGGGCTCTGTCGCAGAATCGAAGGTCGCAGTAACGACGGACGACGGCCAGACGGACATCGTCAAGTCTCCAATCGACATGGTCCGCGCGCTCAAAGAACTCCGGGAGTTCATGGCATCCCAAGGCGACGGCGCTTGGCTGTCCGTGACTTTGACTGCCCAGCCAGACGGAAAGTGCTCGTTCGATTACAACTACAACGAGCTTCCGAACTGGACCGTGCAGCCGACGAACGAAACCTACATCGAAGACCTGACCAAGTACCCCCGCCCAGCCGATCAGATCCCCGCCTGGTACCCGACTCGCTGAACGACGAAAACCGCCCCACCCATATGCCGGGCGGGGCGGTTTCGTGTCACTGAACCAAGGGGGCTACTCGTCTTGGTCTTCCGATCCGGACTGCCGTCGGTCGCGTTGTTGTTCGCGCCATAGGCTGATCAGCATGGGAATGTAGACGATGGCACCAAGGGTGTAGATGATGTATCGGACCTGTTGGCGCAGTGGGAATTCCGCGTCCCACCAGGATGCGAGCACGATCTGCCACAGCACCAGTGCAAGCACCACGCTCTTGACGAGGAACACCTTGCCGATCCGGTTCGATCCCGGCCGCGACCGGAACCCATACAGCAGCGTGAACGCGGTGACGAATGACGCGGCGAAGATCAGCGACAGGTTGGCGCCGAGCCGGTAGTCGATCGTGAACCATACGTCGGAGACGAACACCCCGACGATGATCAGCAGCCCGGTCACGTACACCCAGCGCATCAGCTACCCCTTTGCATTGAGGCCAGGAACAACTCGGTCCATCCGTTCTTGGCGACTTCGTGGTGCAGCACCGTGCGGGCGCGGCGGGCGCGCGCGACGACCTCGGCGGCGGCTTGGCTGCGGGCCTGCGACTCGGCCAGCTTGCGGTCAGCGTCGTCGATTGCCGTGTCGTGTTCATGCCCGCCGGCGGGGCGCGAGCGCTTCCGGGGCCACATCAGCCGTCACCCGCTGCGATCGTGGCCGCATCGCGCAGTGAGGTGATGATCGGTATCAGTTCCTCGGCCGGGCTGGGGTCTTTCTCGCGCAACAGGAACGCGATGGTTCGGGCGTCGTTGGCGGCCCGGGCGTCCATGCGTTCCACGATGGCGCTGTGGGTGTGTTTCATCTGCGCGACTTCGGCGCGGTGTGTCGGACCTAGCACGATCCAGCCGCGCAGCTGCGCGACCTGAAACATGATCAGCAGCGACACGATGCCGACGACGTTCCACACAGCCGGGTCTAGGAACCTCACTGGCCGTCGGTCGGCGGGTTGCGACGGTCCTGAATCATCTTGGTCGTGGATAGACCAGCCGTGATGAGACCGGCCCCGATGGTGATCCATTGGAGCGCTTCGGAGCTTTCGAGCTGGTTGACGCCAACGAGGATCGCCACGGCAATCAGAAAGGTGAGCAGGCTGACGGCATGAATCGCCAACCGTACGTTGTCATTGGGCATTTCGAGATCCTTTCGAGGGGTGGTGGTTACGCGGCTATAGCGGGGGTGCGGCTGCACCAGTCGCGCACGTGCTGAATGGCCAGACCGAGATAGGTTTGACCGGGCCACACTTCACGGAACTCGTACTGAATGTGCGGCGCAGTAGGGGGATTGGCGGTGACAAACCGTAGTGCGATCACCGCGGCCTGTGCTGCGGCGGCCGGACCGGTCAGCTTGTTGACATCTCCCCAGCCGAGTAGGCCCTGTAGCCCGCCCATGACGAGCGGAACACCGAGGGCTGCAATGCCGGTGGGGCCGCCCGTGAGCGCACCGAACATGGCCGGGAGCTCGATACCCAAGGCCTTGCTTGCTACTTCGGGGATCTTCGGCAGGATCGCGCCAGCGGCCCCGAGTGGATCGGAGAGCTGAAACGCCGTCACCATGTCGAAACAGTCGTCCATGATGTCGCCGACGACACCGAGGGGAATGTTGCCGTACATATCGCCGGGCTCGGTCAGCCAGCAGTGCCGGTAATCCTTGACATCGCCGAACCGCCACGACGAAATGCCCTGTCCGGCAAGGACGGGGCCGCCGTAGTAGCTGCCACCGTACGGGCGGGTGGGGTCGCCGATACTGAATGAACACAGGTAGTTGTCGGGAAAGAACTCCAGCAGCCATGCACGAAAACCGGCAGCGGCCACCGCGCCCGCTGAGTACCCGCCGATGACGACCTTGATCTTCGGGTTCCGGTTGTAGCGCTCCAGAAAGATCCGCTTCGCGTCGGCGACCGCGATCTCGACGGCCTTGGCCATCGAGATGTCACCGGGACCGCCAGCGGCACCGACCGGCAGACCGCCCATGGTCGCGGCGAATTCGGGGTGCACTTCCTCGACGAGGTTGGCCACGGCTGCCATGACGCGGCTTACGTAGTCCAGGCCGATGATGCCCCCGGTGCCCCGGAACATCAGGCCAAGGTGACGGTTGGCGGGTGGCGCCGGGGGTGCTATTCCCAACGCGCGCAGGTCATCGTCAGAGACCTCGCCAGTGGGGATCTGGCCAGTACGCCGTTGATACTCGCTCGCCCATGCGGCAGCCCGTGGCCCGAACTTATCGGTATCGCGCGGCAGCTCACCGAGCAGGCGCGTGTAGAGCGGGCCAAACCAGTCGTTCATCACGTCGCGCCACTGACGTACCGCTTCGTTCTGGTCGCCGATGCGGATCACTTGGACCACACCTTGTCGCGCAGCGTCATGCCCTTCGATGCCCAGTCTGGGTGTCCCGGTCCGAGTTGTTCGGCGATGTACTCCAGCAACTCCCGGTCGGAAAGGTCTTGCGGGAAGCGCTTCTGCACGGGCACCTCGGGCTGTGCGGGTGCGTAGATGCCGAGGTATCCGGCGCGCAGTTTGGCGGCGAACGCGTCATTGCGCTTGTCGCCCTCGGGCCAGGCCATTTGGTAGTGCATCTCGTCGGGGCGCGACCAGTCACGTCCCCAAAATACCGAGCCCTCGAACAGCGCGAGTCCCTTGCGCACCTTGGCCTGAGTCGCGGCGTCCATCGTGTACCGCTGCCATGGATACTTCGGCGCCATCACGTCAACGGCCGTGCCCGCCAGGTGATTCGAGTCGCCGACATCGTTGGTCGCCGACCAACCCCACACGGGCGACGTGATTTCCTCGACGTTGCGGTCATACCAATACAGCCAGGCGCCGAGGATGGTCAGCGGCGCACCCTTGCGCAGCGGTGCAGTGTCCACGAGGTACAGCTCGGGGATGCGTGGAATGTCGCACTCGTCTCGGTTGCACATGCGCCAACCGTTCTCCGAGGTGGTGTTGCCATATACGGTGCGAAAGCTCATCGCGTGTACTGCCTTTCGATTCGTGGGTCGATTTCCTGTGCGTAGGACGAGAGCTGGTCGGATGCCCACCAACCCAGACGGAATCCGACGGCGCCAAGGGCCAGGCACAGACCGGCGACCGCGAGCAGCTGGCGGCGCATCATTGGCCGCCCTTGTATCGGGTTTTGGGGGTGATGTCGATGCTCACCGGGTTCGCCCCGACGGTTATCGGCGTGTCAAGTGCTTTGCCGCGCAGGAACGTTGACCCGTTCCATATCCCGTACCAGCCGACTGTCTTGTTGGCCGGTACCTGCAATGTCACCGGGGAGCCCTGTGACACCGCGTATCCCGCGTCACCGGCGGTGCCGGCGGCCGAGGCTGGCCATGTGGTCGTGCCCGATGCGGGTGTGGTCGCGATCAGGCCTGCGCCGGTGGTACCGGGGTCGGACTCGTGCGCGGTGATCTTGTTTCCGCGTCCGCACCGATAGTCATTGATGGCGCGCTGCTCGGATGCGATTTCGGGCATTGTCGTTGTTCTCCTTTATGTTTGACGTGCCTTGAATGAGGCCTGGCCGTTGCCGCCAGGCCCGCCGCGTGTGCGGGAGCCAAAGATGCCGCCGTTGCCGCCCGCACCGGCGCCACCGGGGCCGGTTCCCGTCCCGCCGTTTCCGGTGCCGCCCGCCCCGCCCGTGTAGTTGGTTCCGGCGATCGTTGCGCTGGAGGCGGTTTCGCCGTTTTGGCCCGATGCCCGGCCGGTACCTCCCTGCGCGGTGACCGTGCTGCCGTTGATCACGGCTGTTGTACCGGACCCTGCCGTTGGTCCGGCGCCATCGCTGTTGGCGGGCTGCGCGCCCCCCGCGCCTACGGTTCCGGTGATGTTGGCCAGGCTCCAGGGGATATCTACGCCGCGTATCAGGGTGCCGGTGATGAGCTGACCGGCCTTGCCGCCCTTGCCTGCGGTGTTGAAGGCGCCGTTGCCGGTCTGTCCCGAGGCCGCGCCGCCCCAGAGCGCGTAGTCGATGATCAGTGACCATTCGGGGACGGGGTAGTTGTAGGTGCCGGTGGCGGTGATGTCGGTGCGCACCGCTGCGACGGCCGATCGGGCCGCTGCGGCGCTGTCGTAGCCGAGTCCGTCGTCGCGGCCGGTGAGGTGCGCCAGCAGCGCGGCGATTTCGTATCCCGCGCCGTCATCGCGGCCGGTGAGGTGGGCGAGCAATGCCGCTGTGTCGTAGCCGATTGCGTCCTCTGTGCCGGACAAGAAGAACTTGAGTAGCGCGGTGGCCGAGTCCTCGCCAATGCCGGTATCGGAGCCGGTGAGGTGCGCTAGTAGCGCGGCCTGGTCGTAGCCGGTGCCATCGTCGTGTGCGGCCAGGTGCGCCAGCAGCTCGGCGTTGTCGATACCGACTCCGGTGTCGGTGGCCGCCAGGTGGGCCAGTAGTGTCGCTGAGTCCTCGCCAATGCCGGTGTCGGTACCAGCTAGCCGGGGTATCCAGTGCCACGTGCCGCCCGCTGGTCGCGGCGGCGCCACCGGGTTGGGGGACCACTTACCGCCCGACCGCGGTGGCGAGGTGGCCGGGTTGGTAGACCAGGGCATCTATTCCTCGGTGGCCGGTGTGGGGTCGAGGAATTCGAGATACTCGGCGACGGTGCCCTGAACGGTCAGCGTGAATGGGCCAGCGAACGACAGTTCGATGCCGGTTGTGACCTCACGCATGCTGAGGTTGAGCGGCTTAAACCACACGTCCGAGCCCTCTACATTCTTGGCCTTGATGAATCCGTACTTCGCGTGCTCGAACGGCATTGTGGCCCCTTATATTTGACTGCGGTTGAGTAGCGACAGGGAGAAATACGTTGCGGTACCGGCCGAGTCGCCGGTGACTTGCCGGGTGCTTGCGTTGGAGCCGATGACCTGTCCGGCGCGCACCACGTCCCCGGCGTTGAGGTAGATCGGGACCGAGCCGGACAGGGCCAGAACTGGGATGGTCAGATCCACGCTGCCGTCACTTGAGTTCGAGCGCGAATACTGCTGCGGTAAAAGCAATTTCGATGGCGTGGTGGTGCTGTTGACGAATACTGCAGGCTGCGCTTGCCCAGAGCTGTTGGTCGAGTTGGTGAAGATATTGGACTTGGTGGCTACCGTCGCCAGATACCAGCCGCTCAACGAAGGCGTCATCGTCCCGTTGGTGAGGTTGCACGCGATGTCTGGGGTAGCGGCCTGAACCACCGAATAGAAACTGTTGGGCAACACCGTGGTGCCGGTGGCCACGGTGACATTCGTGGCGCTCGTGCGCGCCATGGTCGCGCCAGAGCCCAGATAGACAGGATCGATATAGTCCGACAGCGTGATTGAGGCGACACGGAAGCTGTCATAGGTCACGGTTCCCTGGAACCATCCCAGGTTGACGGTGGCGCGGACCATGACGACGCCGCCGCCGTATCGGGTGCTGGCACCGAAGGTCACCGCCGACGAGGTGACAGACAGGACGGTGTTGCCGTTGATCGCCAACGTCCATGTTGTGCCGACATTGTGCACCTCCACAAGGGAGCCTTGCCCCAATGCGCCCGACCAGGTGCCGCCCGGGAACGCCGTGAATGTGATGCTGCCCCCGGAGCGGGTGTAGCTGCCTATGGTGGCGTTGCCGTTGTCGATCTTGAGGCACGCGCCCGCCGTGTATCCCGAATCAGAGTGGAACAGATGGTATTCCGGTGCGCTCGGTGAGCCGCCCTGATCGCCCAGCACCACCGCTAGGCTCTGATCGTCGGTGCTGCATTGCTTGTTGCAAGTGACTACGTAGGTGCCGTTCGGCTTGGATGCGGCGATACCGGCATACCCGTTGTTGCCGCGCACTTTGAGGTCGGCGCCGGTGAACTCAGCGGGTAGCGCCGCGCCGTCGGCGCCCCCGAACACGGTCGTGTAGTTCAGGCCGCCACCGGCCGCGTTCTGCTGGCCTTGCGACTTGGCCAGCTGTGCGTTAGCCGCCGCTGCGGCTGCGGCGGCCTGGGCGGCGATCTGGGCGACCTGGATAGCCTGGTTCTGCGCCTGTAGGTTCGTGAACCCAGAACCGATAGCGCCGAGGCCGTTGGCAATCGCGTCGCGCACGGCGTTGAGTCCGGTTTGCGCCTCAGAGATGGGGCCGGTGATGGCGTCCCCGGCTAAAGTCCCTCCTGCAGTGAGCTTTTGCGTCTTGTTGTTGTTTCCGGCAAACCAGTCCTTGATGGCCTGTGTGATGGGGTCGGTAGCAGTGATGGCCCCGCCCGAGAGAATGTGGCGCAGTTGATCGAGCCAACTGTTGATGTCGGGTAGGTCGGTGACTTTCGTCTGCGGCAGTGTCGGAATGTTGCCCAGGCCCAGTAGGCCCCAGATCTCGGATGCGGTGATCTTGCCGTCGGCGGTGATCGCGGCGAATCGCTGCTCGAACTGCGTGATACCCGAGTTGGCTTGTCCACCAATGGCATCGAAGAACGATCTGAACTTACCAAGCACCGGTCCCAGGTTTGACATCGCCGAGGCGACGTTCGAGAAATGCACCGGCCCACCCGAGGCGCCCTCGGTGACCACCAATGTCACCGTTGCCCACTTGATCGAACCATCGGCCGGGACGGTCCATGAGCCAGTCAGGCTGGCGCGCACCCATGCCGAGTCCGCGGCCACCGGCTGTATCTGCTTGATGACGATATCGGGCAGCTTGGTGCCGTCCGGGCCGAACGGCGTGATGCACAGCCGAATCGGATTGGACCCCGCCGTGGCCGTGAGGCCCTGCCACATCGCCGAGGCCGCCATATCGACGGTCTGGCCCGGCGCCACCTCGAAGGGGTCTTTGACGCTGATCGCGTACAGATGGCCGTCGGCGTTGACGTAGATCGACTTGCCCGACAGGTGCCCGTTCTGTGCAGCGTCGTAGTGCCAGTCCGGGTTATCGTCGACCACCGACGGGTCGGTGAATCCGCCGGCACCGTCAGTCAGATCCTTCTGGACATCAGCAACCCAAGCCGCGGGGATGACGCCCTTGAAGAACTGTCTGACCGCCTTGGCGATAGCCGCGAACAGGTTGCCCCAACCCTCTTCAATCTCTTCTAGGGTGGGCCAGCCAACGTCCTGTCCAGAGGCGAGCTGGAGCAGGCGGCGTATCGGCATGAAGATCTGTTGAATCGCCAACAGTGTCTCGTCGTCGCCGTCGTAGGTGCCCATGATCGCCTCGGCCAAACCAACGAACTGGCCGACCACGGGCAGGCTCTCGATGAAGTCCAGCAGCAGTCCGGGCAGGTCATCGGGTCCGTTGATGTCGTTCGGGTCGGCCTGGGCGACATGGGAAGCGAATCCCGCGAACAGCTGGTTGATGATCCCGATAGGCGACAAGTCCAGTGCCGGATCGCCACCCGTTGACCCGTTGAAGATGTTGGGGAACCGCCCATTAGCGCGACTGCGCATCGCCGCAGGCGTCATGTCCTGGACCTGTTCGGCCAGCGTCTCGAGCGTCAGTGCGCCAGCGGGAAGGTTGGGCACACCACCGGGAGTGGTCAACGCCGCACCGCTCGAGACGCCTTCGGTATCCGCTTCGGGCACTTAGGCGCAGTGGCGGTCATCTGCACCACCGGCTCGGCCTCGGTGTGCTGAGGCTGCTCGGGGAGCTTGATCGATTCCTGCCGTACGCCGTCGGTGATCCACGCCGGGGCGTGCACGGCCGTCGGGTCGATGTGTTCGGTCTGCCGGATGCCGAGAGCTACCAGCTGGTCCGCCAGGTCGGCGACCCACGGCTGCAGCACGGACAGCGGCACCTCGGTGGCGGTGAGCAGTGCCGAGGCTAGCGCGCCCCCGACAGCCTTGGTCTGCCCGTCGATGTCGTCGGCTGCCGGGATCTTCTTGGGGATGACCTCGGCCTCAACGAGCTTGTCGGCTAGTGCTTTTGCCTCTTCCGGAGAGATACCCTCTGTCACCACAGTCCTATCTGTTGCAGGCCGCTCATGGTGCGGCTCATCAGTTCGGCCATGCGCTCGATCGCGTCCTTTTCCACACGCGTGTCACCGAATGTGCCTTCGATCGACAACGGCCGGCGCTCACCCCAGTTGATGTCCAGAGACCGGCAGCGCCGCACGAACACCCGCGGCATCAGGTACTTGCTGGTGCCACCCACACGATCACCAAGCCACCAGTGCCCAAACCCGTTGTCGCCAATCAGCCACGGCGAGGCGTTGGCCACCGTCAGATTGAACGAGGTGTCGGGGTCAGTCTCGCGCCGACGTCGGCGCAGATCCATCGTCGAGGCCGCAGTAAATGCCTGTGTGACATTCGTACTCGTGGTCTCCAGGTAGTGACCCCAGCCCTGCCGACTTGTCCGCAACAGCAGCGGTACCGACATGAACGCCAGGATCGAATCGCGGTAGATCGGTCTGAGAAACGAATCGATCGCGCCACCGAGTGAGCCGACGCTGATGTTGAAACCGACGACAAGACTGATAGTGGCCGAGATGTTGTCCCCCAGAACATCGCCACCGTATTGAATTGCTGCACTGATCAATTCGTTCACGCCGGGCATTGACTGCCCGCCCACAGTGATACGCCCTGCCCCACCGGGTGAGCGTGAGAAGTTCGATGTTTGAATGCCGGTGATGTCGCCGTCGCGGTACGTCACGTAGGGGTGCGCGGCCTCGGTGCCGAGGATGCCGGGCAGTCGGTAGCCGGTCTCATCGATCGTGTCCCCGGTGAACAGGTCGTAGCTGTCTTCAACATGGTTGGACAGCACACTGGCGATCGTCCGCGTAAGTCCCGTGGCCAGGTTGCCGCCGATCGATGTACCGGTGCGGAACCCCGACTTGTCGACAATGCGCACGAACAGGGTGCCGGTGCGCCAGTTGGTGCCCGCACCCGGCCACGGCTCTGGATCGCCGGCCTTCCAGCGCCGCAGATCCCATTGCAGCTCTGCGTCTTCCATGATCGGCGCGGCCACGTCGAAGATCGAGGTCTTGATGCTGCCGACGACCAGGGAGATCGGTGCCACCGAATCGCCGAACGTACGCGGCACGATCACGATTTGCGACTGCTGCCAGATGTTGAGGAATATGTCGACCAGCTCGGCGATGTTCCAGTTAGCGGGGTCGAGCAGCTTGAACAGCGTCGCAATGTCAATGTTGGCCAGCTGCAACCGAAGTAGGTTCGCGGCCATCGTCAGCAAGATCCCATGGTCCGCCTGAGCTAGTAGCATCCACGCCTTGGGCTGCTGTATCAGACTCAACGGTAGGAACGGATTGCCCGCTGTGTGAACGAATTTCAGCTCTTCGATATCGTCCAAGAAGTCGATGACCACCACGTCCCCGGTGGGTCCACGCTCAACATGCACACCGTCTTTGGCCTTCATCCGCCCACCGATACGGGCGCCCATCGTCTCGACGATGACATGAATGTTGCTGGTGCCGCGCGCGTCTTCGTCGAGCGCCCAGAACGCCGCCCACGTGCCGCGCCGGTCGTCGAGGTCGATGGGTAGGCGCAGCGAAATGGTGCCGGTCTGGTTGACGATCGGGTTGACGCGTCCGCCCAGCTCGCCGCGCACGGTGCCGCGGTAGACCCAATCGCCGTCGTAGAGCTCGATGTGCGGCGGGTCGTAGGCACGCTCAATGCGGTACTCGCGCACCTCCCGCGCCCACAACGCGAAGTCGTCGTGATCGGTGCCGGTGAATGGCTCGGCGAACGTCGCGACGGTCACGCTGCCACCACCACCCCGTACCGATCGCGCTTGACGTGGCAGGACCGACATAGCGGGTCATACCTCTGCGGGTCGGGCGAGTATGGGACGGGCTTCTTGCCCTCCCACAGTCCGACCCCCGTGTGGAACAACGGGTTCGGGTCGGAATGGTCGTAGGACCACGCGTGCGCCGACGCGCCGCATTCGCTGCACGGATGATTTTTGGCCGCACCGTATGTCGCTCGCACGCGCTGATGAGCGGTGCTGTAGGCGATTGTGGCGCGGTCGGGCCACGGAATATCCGCAGGTCGTCCGCCTTCGCCGTATCGGATCTTGGCGCGGGCCGAGAGTGCTTCGGCATTCTCGGCGCGGTATTGCCGCCTAATCGCACGGGAGGCTTCCACATCGGCGTGGTACGCCCTGCGCTTGCGCGCTAGCACCTTCTCGCGATTGGCTGTTCGATACTGATTCTGGCGAGCCAGTATCGTTGGCTTGTTGGCCTCGTAGTGATCACGTTTGCACGCTTTGCACCAGCATTGCAAACCATCACTAGATCGGGTGTGCTTGCCGAATTCACCAGCCGCCTTTGTCAAATGGCAACGTGTGCAGGTCTTCTCGATGATCACTGGGTCAGCCCACTTTCCGCCGACCAGAATCGGCGTTGCCGCAGTGTGGCTTTCGCGCCGGACGGCCCCTGGCACACGACGGGCATCTGCACCGGATCATCCTCAGTGCCGGTGTACTGCGGTACCGGGTAGAGCGGTTCAACCCCGTTGAACAGACCGGCCGCGTTCGACAGATCGGCGCTGAGGTAGGTGTCCATGAACGGGTCGGACATCACGGACAGCAGTTGGGTCAGCTGAGGGGTGACGATCATGCGTGCCGCATCAGCGCCCACCGGCCGGTTCCATTTACGTTCTTGACCGAACGCGAAATCCGGGAACTGCCACGAGATCGCCGGGTCGAGTTCCCATTCGGGCCACAGGTCTTGATCGGTGGGATTCCACACGTCGAACCATCCGGTGTTCGGATTGGCCACCACCCGGATCACCGGCGCGACAGCGGTGGTCTTGCCCGTGAACAGCGCCGTCAGAAACCCGGCAAGCGGACCGCTAGTGAACGAGAGCACGTATCCGAAGAAGGTGCCGGTGACCGAGACCCCGCCAGTCCCGATATTGGAAAGCTGCTCGATGGCTTGCCGAATCGAGGTCGCTGACGAGATAAACGAGATCGGCGCGGTGGTCTGGCCACCGATGGTGATCGTGTACGACAGCGTGCCCAGAGTGATGGAGAACGCCAGCGGCGCCAGCCCCCCGCCGTCGACCGTCAACATGCCGGGGCAGGTCTTGGGAGTGAGCACGGTGAACTGCTTGGACGTGCCCGACACGGTGACGTTGCCCGGCCCGAGGGATGGCAGTGCCTCCAATGCCGACTGAATGGTCGCGATGCTCGCATCGACCGGGAGGCTCGCGGTCGTATCGACGGTCTCGCCATGGACGTATCCGAGCTTGTAAGTGCCCGAAGACCCCGCGTTGTAGACGGTGAAGTTGCCCGGGTTGACAAAATCGGAAACGTCCTCGGCGCTTTCGTACATCGGGTTGTAGGCGTGCGCCGAGACCACCGCGTGATAGACCTCATCGATATCGGCGTCGAAGCCGTCCTCGGTGGTGTACAGAATTTCCTTGGCCAGCTTCAGGTATAGGAACCGCGGACCCGATGGGCCGTTCCACGTGCACTTGACCTTGCGCAGGTTGTACGGGGTGCCCCAGAGCTTTTGAAACCGTGGCCTCGACTCGGGGGTCATCCAGAACGGCAGAATCGGGGTGCGGATCGGCACCTCTTCGCCGACCGGTCGGCCGCCGGGCTGGAATGCGCCTGACTGGGTGCGCATCGAAAACCCGGTGTCGTACATACCTTTCGGGTCTACGTCGAGCACGATGAAGTCATCGCGCAGGTAGATGTCATCGGTTGGCGCGGACACCACCATCGGCGCCACCACCGAATCGCCGTTCGACGATTCGAGCGTGATCGTTGCGACCGCCATCTATGACCACCTGCCCAATTTCGCTGCCGCCATTTCGTCTTGCTGCTGCCGCATGATCGATACGGCGCTGCTGGTGTCGAACGCGCTGATCGTGGTGTTGAATACCGGCCCTGGCCGGGCGCCGGCCTGCGCACCGTGAGCCGTCCCCGCGGGAAGCGCGGCGGGCGCCGGCACAGCGGCCGACGCGGCAATAGGGGTCGCGCCGCCGAACTTGCTGCCGGGGCCTGCGCCCTCGAGCGCGCCGCCAAGGCCACCGCCGGAACCGCCACCGCCGACAGATATGCCGCTGACGAACTGGGAGATTCCCTTGAGCCAGCCCGGCGAGTCCGATACGCCGAGCACCCCGAGTGCCGAGGACACCTGACCGCCAACCGCTGCGGCAGCTGCGTTGCCGAACTCGAACGTGCGCTCTGGCTGACCGGGCACCTGCGACTTGACGCCCATGCCGCTCAGTCCAATCCCCGACAGCCCAGAGATGGACGACGGTAGAGAGAATCCCCCGCCGCCGGTGGACGATGCGGCACCACCCGGCGCCGCCGCGCTCAACGCCTCCGTGTCAAGGGAACCGCCGGGAGCATCACCGACTGGCGGGCCGGAAGCCTTGGTCTCAGCGGCGGTCTTGGACTGCAGCGACCCGAGAAGGCCATTGGCGATACCTGGACCCGAGAAGATGTGCACGTGATCCATGTGGTTATCGGCCAGCGAGCCCCGATCCTCCATGTCGTACCCGCCACCACCCGGGTAGTACAGGTGTTGGCGCCAGATCGCCCACTTCAGATCGATAGCCGCAGCATTCGACAACACGAAGTCCTTGACCGCATCACCCTTCGCCTTGTCGTTGCCAACCATCACATCCAGGGCACGGCCTGTTGAGTGCTCGTTGAATTTACCGTCGGGAGACCGATATCCGCCGATGCCGCCGGACGGTCTGAACTGCTGCGAGATGATGTCGCTGAGTTCGGCTGTGCCCTTGACCAACCCGCCCTGTGCGTATCCGGGCAACTTGCCCTGGTTGTTCAGGTAGTCCAGCAATCCGGGGTAGGCATTCTCAATTCCCTTGCGCGACTTGGATTGAATAACGAACTCGTCACCGTGGACCACTCCCGCTATCCGGTTGACCGGTACGTTGCCCGTATAGCCTCCAACGTCGAACCCGAACTTTGGCATGTGCGGTATCGCGCTAATCTTGGTGCCACCGACCTCGATAGACAGCGTGTCGGCGACCGCATTCCACTTATCGCCGATCCAATTGAGCACCGCGACAAGGCCATTCTTGAGCCCGTCCCACATACCCTTGGCTGCGTTGGTGATAGCACCCGGCAGACCCTTGACGAAATTGACCATGCCCGTGAATTTCTCGCGAACGCCGGTCCATACCTCGCTTGCCTTGGTGACGAGCCAGTTCCATCCGTCGCCGATGCCTTCCCATACCCTCTTGAGCATCGGCCAGGCGGTGTCCATAAACCACTTCACGACGGCCTCGGCGGCAATCTTGATGGCTTTCCACGCGGCATCGACAATGGCGCGGAATCGGTCGGAGTGCTGATATGCGTAGATGATTCCCGCGACGAGCGCGCCGACGGCCACCACGATCAGTCCGATCGGGTTGGCGGTCATGGCCAGGTTCCACAATCGTTGCGCTGCGGCTGCCGCCTTGCTGGCGAACGCGACCGCGTTGGCGCTCGCCGACGCCAGGATCGCCGCTGCGTTCATCCCCTCCAGTAGGGGTGTCGCGGTGCCGAGGGCGTTGTTCAGGGTATCTATCGCACCTGCGCCCCATGCGTCATCGCCGCCGATCAGATCCTTGGCGGTGGTCAGCGCGCCACTGACCTCACTGACCTTGCCGGTAATAGAACCGGCGACAGTGGCGATCTTGTCCGAAGCCTTCGATAGGCCGCCAGATAGCGAATTGCCCAGCCGGATAGCGATATCCGTACCGATGTTGGCCTTGTCCACTGCGCCGACAAGGCCACGCTTGATGGATTCCCCGGCCTTGGTGTAGTTGCCCCTGCTGACCCCATCGAGGATCGATGTCACGATGGCCGCACCGGCGCCCGCACCCACCACTGACCCGAGGCCAGGTAGGGCGCTACGCAGAATGTTGCCGACCGACCCCGCAATGCCAGACATCCCAGTGGGAATGGTCTTGGCAATCTGCTCGCCGATCGCACGCCCCGCCAGCTCCCCGGCCGTGGCCCCGGCGTTGGTGATCGCAGCCGATTCGATCCTCGGCACAACCTTCACATCGCCGGTGTGCTTCTCGACCGTCTCCTTGGCCTGCTTACCGGCGGTCTCCGCGGCGGGCTGATCGACCTTCGGCTTGACCGCAACCTCGGTGGTCTGCTTCTCGATGGTGTCCTTGACCTGCTTGCCCGCGGTGTCGACGGCCTTCTGGTCAACCTTGGGTGTGATCGAGACGCTGACGACCTTGCCGTCGATCTGCTTGTCGATCGCCTCGGTCACGCCTAGTAGCGACGGTATGAGCTGCAACGTGGCGTATCCGATAGTCGTCACGTATGTCTCACCTCCACAACAGGATTCATGAATTGATCAATGCTTGGCATAGCCACTCTTGCGTCTCAGGAACATGGCTTTGAGCGCTTCTTTCGCTGCGGCAACAGCTTTGGCGACCATCGCGGCGCGCGTCGGATGGTCGATGTTTTCAGGAACCTTCTTCGGGTCGCCGAGCAACTTGACCATTGCCGCCCACACATCAGCGATCAGGTGATCGGTGACCGTCCACCCGGGTTGACCGTCGTTGACCGCCGCCACCGTGCGCGAATGCGGCGGCAGTTGGCGCACCAGTACGCCGACACGGCGGATAGACAGTGCGCCGCGGTACAAATCGGTGAGGTCAAGTCCGTTGTAGTACTGGGCTAGGTCGGCCTCTATCTCGTCGCCATGCTCGTCGAGCAGGCATAAGAGGCCGATTATTCCCCCGACAGCTCCAACAGCTTGGCGCCGATCGCGGCGAAGTCTCCCACAGTCGGGCTGGTCGCGAGGAACGCCGCCCACTGTTCAGATCCGAGAAGCATTTCGGTGCCGCCCAGTTCGTCGCCGTCCTTGAGTTTCATGTATGCCTCCAGGGGCACGGCGTCGCCGAATGGGATTCGCAAGGTGATCCCGTTCTGCTCGATGTCGACGTATCCGTCAGCTTCGGCTTGACGAATCGCCGCCGACTTCTTGGCCTTGTGATCTTGCGGCTTGGGCGCATTGGCGGGAACTGCCTTGCGCGGCGGGCTTTTACGTGGTGCGGTCATGTTCGACTCCTTGGCTACAGGGAAAGGGGATCGACTCGCTTGGGTGAAGCCCCGCCCCGGACACGGGAGTCGGTCGCGTCCGGGGCGGGTGCTTTCGACCTACGAGACAGTGACGGTGCCGCCGGTGCCGGTTGCCGACACAGCGGGAACCGGGCCGGTAAAGGTGGCCACCAGTGGGCCGCCGTCGGGGCCTTCGACGGTCACACCGGGCGCGTCGAGTGCCTGCACAGATTCCAAGTCCCGCATCGCGGACTGCAGCGCGTACGCCGTCTTCGCTGTGAGGGAGGCCGTGGTGTCATCACCCACCGTTGCCGTGTAGGCGGTCACGCCCGCGCCGATAGTGAACGTCTTGGTGACGTCGTCGTCGGTGCTGCTGTCCAGGTACTTGAACACGTCGCCATTCGCGTCGGCGGTGTGGTGCACCGTGATCTCTGCGAATGACAGCTCGCCGTAGACAATGCCGCCGTGGCTCTTGAGTTCGGCCAGCGCCGGGCGCAGCGCCACCCACACGCGGGTGATGTCCTCATCGACGTACCGGTACAGCACGTAGATCTGAACATCCTTGGGGATGCCCAACTTGTCCGGCGTGGAGCCGGGCAGCACTACTTTGCGGGTGACGGAGTTGTACTCCAGCGCGGTGAAACCGCTCTTGAGATTGCCCTTGCGGAACTTGATCCGAAACGACGGATGCCCGAACGCGTCGTATTCCTTGACCTCGCCGGACGGGTCGAGTGGGATGCCCTTCTTGTCGTCGATCAGACCGGAGAACTCCCAGTCCTTGGCCCCGGGGTCGTCGGTGGCGTTCGTCGGGATCTTCGCGGCGATGTTGTTGCCTGGGACATCCTGCTTGAGTATCAGCCAGACCTCGGCCTTATCCGGGATGACGGTGGCATCGGGATTGATCTTTGCAACCATTGTTGATTCCCTCCTTTAAGGGCGTGAGAGCCCTTGCGGGCCAACAAAAAACCCCGCCAGATAGGCGGGGTTGATCGGTGCGCTACAGCGCAGTTACCGGGTGCGTGCTCGGGTACGCACGGTGAAAGAGATGAGGCCGCCGGCGGTGCGCTTGTCGCGCGCCTCCAGGAACGCGGCACCCGGCAGGATCGCAGCGACACCAGGAACACGCGACGTCAACAGCCGCGCCATCGCCGCGTACGCGTACTTGGTCTCCCTGCCCGCAGTCCATGACGTGACCCGGATCGTCGGGTCCGTGGCCGCCGGCCACATGTCCAACGTGCTGCCGTCATCAGCGACCAGCAGCACCGGATCGGAGTCAAGCGTCCAGTCGGCCGGAAGTTCCAGGCGCACCGACAACTCGGGGAACCGCCCCGCAAGATCGGCCTTGAGCCAATCCTTGATCAGCCGCGCAACGTCGACCGGCTCACGCACCGCGGGTAGCGTCACCGGCCAGCCTTGCCTTGCGCCCGCCGCTCAGCCACCCACGCCTCATTTGCATCGCCGGACGCCTTCGCTTCCGCGGGTGTGGCTTCCGGCCGCGCCTTGCGTCCCTTGCCGTAACTGCGCGTCTCTGCGGCGGGTTTGGGCCGCACCTCTAGCCCGGCCGCCGCGGCGGCACGAGTGAGCACGCCATCCTTGGCCTGCATCTCGGCGGGCACACTCACCGAGGCCGCGGCGCGGTCGGTGGTGTACGTCTTGACCTCGGCGCCCTCGCCGATCGCATCGGCAATCTGATCCGCCAGATCCTTGATTGCGCCGGACGCCAGTACCTTGAGGACTTCGGCGCCGCCCTCTTGGTCCAGTACGAATGCCATCAGCCTTGCCCCCTGGCGCACTGCACCTCGAGGCCACCGCGCCCGTTCATGTTCCAGTCGTTGACGGTGATTCTGCGGTATCGCTTGCCGCGCACCGTCAGCTCATCGCTGTTGACCAGATCGGTGCCGGGAAGGAAGTAGACGACGCACTGAGTGTCCTCACCGGTGCGACCGCGCTCGGCTCGATCTGCGCCGCCGCTCGACCCCGCCGATGTGTCACCAGATCCCGGCGCAACGCCGATCGCAGTCAGTGACACCGGTGCGCCGTCAGCGGTGAGCTTTCCGTTTTCGTCACGACCGGCCCCGCGGTGCCGGATAACCTGCTCGCTCATGCCGGACTCTCGAGGCGGTACTGCTCCAAGATCGACAGCTCCGTTGCAGAGAATGCCGACCTTGAAACGGTTTTCTCTTCCGCCCAGCGGAACGGCCCAACCGCGATCGGATCGCCGCCGGTTGGGGCTTTCGACATGCGATCAATGAATGAGAGCACCGCGGCATTGAATGGGCCCGCGTCCTCGATACCGTGATCCATGGTCACGGTGATCGCGCCGTAATGCGGCGACCAAAAACCACCGCTCTTCTTGCGGACTAGTCCGCGCTTGGACACGTACAGGCTCGAAACGTCCACCGGCTGACCGTTTTCGGTTACCTCGGTGAGCGCGATGAGCTTGAGCGTCGGAAGTGCCAGCAGACGCCCGCCGGGCCCATCCAATTCGACCTCGTGCCCGGTCTTGACGGGAGTGACGTGCCAGCCGCAGAACTGCCGAACATAGGACAGTCCCGCGGCCAGCAGCCGCCCAGTCTCAGCGTCCGTCTTGTCGAGCCGCTTTCGCGTGTACTGCTCGACATCGTCGACTGTGAGTTCGGGCATGAAACCCTACGCGCTCGGCTCGGGCACGGCGGCCTTGTTCTCCGGGGTCGCCGCCTTGTTCGCCGCCGCGCGCTTGGACTTTGCCCCGACGGGCGTAACCGCGTCGCCGTACGCCTCGGCGTCCTCGTCGGACAGCTGCACGGTCGTCTCGCCGTGCCGCGTGGTCAGTGTGTATTCCTTCATCACTTTCTCCTTCGGATGATCATTGATGATTCGGGAAACCGTTGCGGCGCCGCGGAATGTAATCCACAGCGCCGCAACGGTTGTCAGAGAATCGGACTAGGGGGTCCAGTCCAGGGCGACCTTGCAGAAGCCCAGCGGCTTGCGAACCGCCAGTGCGCGACGCACCTCGGCACGGATCGTCACCAGGTTGCTGGTGAAGTTCGAGGCGTGCTGGGTTGCCGACTCGACGCGGACGCCGCCCTTGCGGTAGGCCGTCGCCGCCAGCTTCCACGAACCGACCGCCACGGTGCCCTCAGCGATAGCCGGTGTGACGACGGTCTTCTGTGCCCACAGCGGAGGCTGCAGCACCAGGCCGTCGTTGGCGTACTGCCCGGCGAACGGGCCGCCACCGTAGTACTGCTGGTTGCCGTCCTTGGTCAGCCGGAAACGCTGGTAGTCGTTCGGGTGAATCACCAGACCGTCCACCGGCAGCTGCGCGTTGGTTTCGACCTTCGTCATGGCGCGGAACACCGCATCGAAGTTGTCGGACGGCCCACCCGATGCCTCGGTCTGCAGACCCGAGCGGTTCAGCACGCCGAGCAAGTTCTGACCAGTGCCGTCACCGTTGAGTAGCTGCTGCTCCTGGATGTAGGCCAGCTCATAGAGCAGCCGGGTGTCGATTTCCGTCTTCAGGAAATCGGCGTCTTCCAGGAACTCATCGGTGAGCGTGATGAAGCCGGCGATCTTCTTGAGCGCGTCGGTCTTCTGCGTGGGGTTCACGAAGTGCATCTGCGGCTTCGCTCCACCCTCGGCCACGGTTGCGAATCCGCCCTCGCGCGCACCTTCCACCAGGTAGCTGATGGCGTTGCCGGAGATCGGGCCCTGCGCCAACAGATCGTCGATCGTGAGGCGAACGCGCGGTGCCTGCACGACGGTCTGGTCGAAATCTGTCAGATACGGCACGCCGTCTGTCCAGCCACCCACCACGTGGTTGTCGGTGGCCGCCTTCGACGGAATGAACTCGGGCGCACCGACGGTGACGTTGGACTGGCCCTTCTTTTCGAGCATGCCTGCGTGCGCGTGCTTGACGAAGTGCTCGCCGAGAGACTTCGCGCCCCGCTCGTCACCGCCCGGCTGGACATCGCCCGGGATCTCGCCGGCCATCGCATCGAGCGCGGCCAGTGTCGCGGCGGACTTCTCGCCCGCGGCGATGTCGGACTTGAGCTGGTTGATCTCGCCCATCTTGCCGTCGAGGTCGGTCTGCTCTTCCGGGGTCAGTGCCCGGTTCTCGCCCTTGGCCTTCTCAGCCACCTCACGCGCCGCCTTGATCAGCGCTGCGAGCTTTTCCTTGGGATTCATCCCATTTGCCCCTTTCAGGCTTCGTTGATTGCTAACAGCGCCAGGTAGACGGACGGGTCTGGCGTGGCCACATCCGACGAAGCCTTCGGCTCATCGGCGGGCGGTTCCTTGCCGCTGGTCTGGTCCTGGTCTTCTTTGTCTGCCGAATCCGCATCCGGCAGCACACTTTTGAGGGCGGCCACGATCTCTTCGGCCTGAGCAAGCGCGCCGCGCAGCGCATCCCCGTTCTTGGCCGACAGCGCGCGCCCGGCCTTGGCCGCCATGGCGCTCGTAGCCGCCTTAACCGCCAGAATCTCGGTCTCCTGGTTGGCGCCGATCGGCACGATTGACACCTCATAGAGTTCGAGTTCCCGTAGCTCGTAGTAGGCATCTCGCCAGGTCTTGTCCTCACCCTCGGGCTGGATGTACGCGCCATCGACCACGCGATAGGCGAATGACATCTGATTGACCCGGCCCGATTTGAGTAGCCGATAGGTCTGCGCGGCTTTCGGCGATTCCATGTCCAACCGGCCGTGCACCTTGAGCCCGCGGTCGTCCTCGGTGGCCTCGAGGATCTCACCGAGGTTGAAGTCAGGGTCGGCGGTGTTGTGGCCCCACAGCAGCGGAATCGGAATGCCCTTGGCCTTCCAGTCGGCCAGTGTGTTCGTGAACGCACCCGGTAGCACGACGTCGCCGTAGCTGTCCTTGTTGCCGAAAACGCTCGCGTAGCCGATGAACTCGCCATCTTCCAGCCCGTCGGTCTTGAACTTCACGACCACGGACTTCGCGCCAGACTCGGCGTGCGGTCCGAGCTTTGCGGCGAGGTCGTCAGAAGTGGACATGCAAATCGCGTCCGTTGATGTTGCGGCCATTGCTCTTATCTCCCTCGTTCGGGTCGGTCGGCTCGTTGCCTGCGGGTACCGGGTTCTGGTCACCGTTGGCGGTGACGTTCAGCGGCACGATCAGCTCGTCGCCGCCGTCGATGCGCGGCATGTTCAGCCGTGCGCGCCCCTCATTGCGCGTCATGTACGGGCCACCGATGGCCTTTTGCAACATGTCGCCTTGTTCCTCGAAAGACCCGGCCAGCTTCGTTTGGAGGTTGAACTCGCAGTAGACGTTTCGCGGGTCGGCCAGCTTCGGCACCAGCTTCTTGTTGATGCGCTGCACCGTCCGCTCAATCTCGGGACCGAGGTTGTCTCCGTACAGCGCCTTGCGGAACTCGCGCACATTCGCGTAGTTCGCATTGTCGAGAATGCCCACCATCGTGGGGTTGACGAAGTACACCTGGGCGCAAGTCTCCAGCGAGAGCTTCACGCCCTCAACCCACTGGTTCTCCTTGGCGTTGAACGCGATTGCCTTCAACTCCATGCCATCTTCGAGCAGCGGCGTCCCACCCGCGTTGGACGCGCTATCCCCGGCATACGAGTTCTTCCACTGCTCAATGAATCGACTGCGGGGCGAAGTGCCGTCCGGGCCCGCATCCTTCCAGCTCGGCGCCGTCGCGGGGCGTGTCAGATATGAGCCGACCCTCCCGCCACGCTTCCACATCTGATCTCTGAACACCTGGCCGTGAATCTGCTCGGCCAGAATCGCTTTGAGCGAGTGCACCGGAGAAACACCAGACCTCGGGTCAACCGGGTTCCAGCCGCGAAACACGATCATGTCGGAGGCGTCAACCTCGGTCCACTGCCCAGATGTCCCAGGGATCGCCACCTTGTACTTGGCGACGTTGAATGCCGTCTGCCCGATGGTGCCGATGACCCATGTCGTCGGAATGTGCCGGATCACCCAACCGGTCGGCGCGTTATTGTCGCGGCCTACGTACCAATACGTTTCGTCGTAGAGCATCCTCGACGCGACGGTGGCCTCGATCAGATCGAATTGAGTCATATCGTCGTTGGGGTCGCGCAGCAGGTTCGCGAGCGGACTGTCCCTGACCCGGTTGCGCCCGTCCTCGGCATCACGCTCGAAGACGTGGATGCCCAGCTGTGCGATGTTGCGCGAGACGAATCCAACGAGGGTGCGTAGGTGAGGCTGCTCGCGCCATAGCTTCTCGACCGGCTGATGCATGATGCTGGTGAGGTACTCGTCCAGGCTCATGCCTTCGGGTATCAGCTCGTATGTCGGCCGCGACGGCATGCTCGGAATCTGAGAAGGCTTGGGCGCGAACCCGAGCCATGAGGCTAGGCCCACCGGTCAGCCTCACAGCGCGACAAAGTCGCTGTCTTCATATGCACTCCTCGTCTCGGTTTCCTTGGCGGCTAGCGCGCGGGAAAGCGCCATGATCAGCGCCACCACGCCGTCGATCTTGTCGCCAGCATTGGCCTTGTCCGGCTTCACATTTCCTGCCGGGTCCATCGCAACCGCGAAGTTGTCGATCTCCCAGCGCAACAGCGGATTACCGCCGTGGCGGATCATCGGCTTGATCGGCAATCCGTTCTCATCCGTGCGTGCCCCGATGCGGATCAACCGCTGTAAGTCCTTGGTTGGCGCGCTCATCGAGGCGAACCCCTGGCCCATGGTGAGCATCGGGGCGCCGTCGGTGATCAGGTTGTTAATCAGCTGTTGTGCGTTCCACCGGTCATAGGCGATCTCCTGCACCAGGAACTCGTCACGGTCCCGTGCGATCTGCGCCTCGATGAAGTCGTAGTCAGTCACGTTGCCCGGGGTAGTCGTCAGCCAGTGTTGGGCGACCCAGTTCGTCGCGTTCTCCGCAGTTCGCTCATCGAGATCCTCGATCGAGTCCTCTGGTGCCCAATGCCGAAGTAGCGCATCGAAAGTGCCGTCATCGTTCGGGAACACCCATGCCAGCGCACACAGATCACTCGTCGATCCGAGGTCCAAGCCGCCGTAGCACTCACGCCCCTTTAGGCGCTCCGGAACAACGATGCTGGCGTTGATATCCCAGTGGCCCACGTCCAGATACCGGGTTTCCTGCTTCGTCCGAATGCCCAGACGTAGCCTCAAGAACCGGGCCAGCTCGGCTGGGGAGTCCTTCGCCTTCTCGGCGGCCTCGACCATGGACCGCTTCGTCGGGCTGATCCCGTAGCCGGGATTGGATTTGCGCCAGGTCGATTCGGCGAACGGGTCATCGCCCTTGACCAGCTTGCCCTTGTCGTATTCGGGCTTCTCGGCGGCGAACACCACTCCGTACGTGCTTGGCCGCTTGAGCACCCCGCGCGCCAGTTTCTCGATCAGCTGACGCTTCTCGTCGTACGGCGTATGCCGGCGCCCAGCGTCCGCGGTCGTGATGTAGATGATGAGCGGCTGCTCACGAGAGCCCGTTCCGGTCTCCAGCGCCTCGATCAGCGCCATGTCCTTGTGCAGGTGCAACTCATCGACGATCGCGCCGTGAATGTCTGCGCCGTGCTGCGCATCGCCCGCGTTGGCGATCGGCTGAAAGTAGCTTCCGCTGGCCGCGTGCGTGATCCGGTGCTTGAGCGCCCGCAAGTATCGTTTCAGCCCTGGCGACTTGTTGACGATCTGACGGATTGGCTCGAAGACGAACCCGGCCTGATCCTTGGTCGTCGCCGCGGCTACCACCTGCGCGCCCTGCTCGCCATCAGCTGCCGTCAGGTAGATGCCCCACCCGGACGCCGTGGTGCTCTTGCCGTTCTTACGCGGCATCTCGAAGTACGCGATCGTGATGATGCGCACCCAGTTGCCCGAGTCCAGCGACTTGTGCACCCAGCCAGCAACCGGGGCGATCATGTACGCCACCTGCCACACGTCAGGATCGAAGCGCTGACCAGCGAATCTGCCCTTGGTGTGACGCAACTGGCGAAACGCCGCAACAACCTTGTCGACGCGTTCAGGGTCGAACCGCGCCCCCGGAACCTCGCGTGGCTCCGGCGTCTTGATCAGCGGAGGGCAGTCAGGGACCGCATAGCCGCGCGATTCGAGATACCAAGCAACCTCGGGGCTGAGCTTGAGTGCATCGAGATCAGCGTCAGCCCAAGGGCTATCAGTCGTCGGCGGCTGCACCCGCGAACGGGTTCGCCTCGAACTCGCCACGATCGTCGTCTCGCTTGGACACGTTGCGCTCGGCCGCCGGCGTCAAACCGAAGTGGTTCGCGAACTGCAGCAACCGTGCCGACGCCTGCTCGGCGACGGCCACCGCGGGATTCTTCGTCCACCACACCGAGGTGGAGCCGTCCTTGCGGGTCGACTCATTGCGCACGGTGATGCCGTTGGCGGTGACATCCTTGGTTGCCGCGACGAACCGCGCCCACGTCTCACAGTAGGCCGCCAACGTCGCCCGGTCCTCCGGTTTGATCAGGTCAAGACGCACCAGGCCAGGGGCAACGCGCTTCCACTCGGCCTTTGCCTCGCGCGAGAGCCAGCTCGGCGGATTCGGGGCCAGACGCTTGAACGCCGGGGGCTGTGCAACCGGCCTACCTGCACTATCCTGGCCCTCACTGCGACCGCTGAGTAAAAGCAGTTTCGCTGGCTGCCGTGCGGGCATCACTCACCACCTATTTGCTGTACGTGGGAGCCATTTGCTGGCACGCCATGGGGTTTATGCATAATTACCCCCCCTTGCATGAATGTTGTGCAGAAAAACGCGAGACTACCGCGGCGAGTCGCATACGTGCTGGTCAGAGCGATATTCACCCCTATACCCCCTCTGACCTGCGAATATGTATCCGAGGGGGTTATGCGCCATGCATAAACCTCTGAATATTTATGCACGCGCCTTTGAATGGAAGTTTGCTCACCACAGACGGCATTTGCTGCGCAGCTTGGCGAACATGCTCGTGGTCCAACGCACCATGGCAATGCGGAGCTTGGTACGTCGAGGCATGTACTTGCGCAGGTCGAGGGTGCCAACGACCTGACCACCGCATACCAGCGTGACCACATGCGGCTCGCGCACCTCGGCCCTGATGGTCAGGATGTCAAGGTCGCTGGATACATAAAGCTCAAGTGGCTCAATGGTGGCCATCGTCGTCTTCACCTCGCTCTCGTCTTGCCACGCAATGCGTCGGCGTTGGTCTTGGCCTTGTGGTGGTCATCGCACAGGGACATGAAGTTGTCCGGGTCGTACTTGGCGCCGCCCTCTGCCAGTGGCGTCACATGGTCGACGTCATCAGCAAGGCGGGGGCAGCCGGACTGCTCACACAGGGGGTGTGTGGCCAGGTAGGCGTTGCGTACGGCCTGCCAGTGGCGATCGTTGCCGCTGTCGTGGGTGGAGCCTTCCCATGCGGGACGGCACGAACAGGGCCGGCCCTTGGGCGCGGGCTTGTGGCAGCGAGCGCACACACGCGGTGGTGCACTGGGCATTGGGTCGCCTCCCCGGATATGACAAAACCCCAGCTAGACCGGGGTTTTTCGGGCAGGGTGAACTCCTGACAATTCGGATTCTAGCAGGTCAGAGGCTTGAAATGGCAACGCTGTTCGAGGCCGTGTTGCACCCGTCAATCAACGCGTTGCTTCCAGCCTTTCCATTGATCCAGGCGCACCTTGCCGATCCGCTCATCCCCGTGCCGACCGGTAACGTCACCATGCTTGAGGCATTGCAGCCGCCCCTTGTCGTCCCGAACAATCGAGTAGCAGTAGCAGGTCTCCTGTTGGACGTCACTCACGCCGTCACCTCCAATTCGGACGGTTCCTGTGTTGCGTTGGTGGCTAGGTGTTTCCACCACAGGTGTTGAGCCTGGCTGAAGCTGAATACCCGGGGATCTCCGCGCTGAATGTAATGCTCAACGATACGGCCTTGGTGGACCCAGCCCCGGATGTGCAGCTGGCGTTTCTTGATCCAGCGCCGAAGGTGATTTTTGGACGGCACCGGCTTGGGGTTTCCGTCCTCATCGAGGCCACCTTCGACGGCGCGCAGGGCCTCGAGCAGCTTGGGTTCAGGCATCAGGTCGCGGTCCACGGACGTGCGCAGGCGATTCTTCTGAACGTCGATCTTGGCTTTGCATTCGGGGCATTCGACGAACTGTTCCTCGGCGCCCGCGTACAGCATGTGCCCGCAGGTGATCTGCTGTCCGCGCCGGTCATGTCCCTTGACTGTGGGACACGGGCCGGCGAAATGGCGTTCTTGGCGGTTGATCGCCCGGACGATGGACGCGTGCAGCTCGGCCATATCCAGCGCGCATTCTTCGGCGCCAGGAGTGAGAGCGATGGCGTGCACATGTTCGGCGAGCCACTCGCACATGTCGGCCAGTGTGGGCCGGTAGCGGCGAGGCATGCGTCGCCAGCGTTCATCGGGCAGGGGACCGATGAAGTGAAGCGACATCACTCGCACGGGCTCGAACGTGATATCGCGGTGCTCACAGATGGCGCGCACCCACGTGGTGATGGTCCCGCGCGCCTGACCGGCGATCTCTGATGCGTTGGCGTTGAACGGTAATGGCTCATCGCTGCTCTTGCCGATTGTGGCGCTGGTGAGCTTGTCTTGGCGGGTCACGGTCTCATCGAGCCGCGCAACCAACCAAGCCAGTTGGGTTGCGTGCTCACGCAGCTGCTCGACACATTTCGAGCACAGGTACAGATCGCACTTCTGGGAGCACTTGCGGCACTTGGTCATTCGGTGAGCCCCATAAACCGCCATCCTTCGGATTGTCCAATCACTGCTGGTGGGTAGTACTGGGGTGGCAATGAGTACTGGGGTGGCAATGGTGGGTTGGGTACCACTTCGGGCAGCAGGCTTATCGGTGGCGGGTCGAGAAGGCCGCTAGCTGCGAGTGCGTCCACGATGGCCTGGATACGCTCGGCTACGACCTCTTGCGGCCCCAGTACCTCGGTAGCAATGTCGCGCGCGTACAGATAGGCGCTCCGAACCATCTCGTCCAACAATGTCGGAAGTCCCGCAGCGATGGAATCCTCGTAGACCTGTTCACTAAAGAACACCCAAGGCGCAAAGGGCGCATGGCCTATTGTTATCGCGCTCACCCGAATACGCTGCGGGTGAATTGGCCCGATGAACAGTGAGCCCTCGCACACCATCCGTGAATCGTCGGTGTCTACCCGGTAGCTCTCATCCCATCCGGTGAGGTGCCTCATTTCCAATATCCGCTCGGTGAGCGGGATACCGTGAAAATCCCTGTCGCGGTGTGGGCATTTCGGGTAGTTCGGGTTGCCGTAGTCGTATCCGCCGATCGGCTCGCCGCCTGCCATCTGCTCGTCGACTAGCTGGTCGATTTCGTCGATGATGTCGCTCATTCACCTACCCCTGGAGTCCAGCCAGACACCCAACGGGGGCGAACCTCGTAGTCATCTTCGGGATACTTCGTGCGCTTGACGAGTTCAGCGGCTTCGCGCATGCGGTACGAGTCCAGCACCACCACAGCGCCGGGGTATCCGTCTTCGGGGCGAGGCGGGTAGTCGATGACAACACCCCACTGGCGCGCGAGTTCCCCGAGGACTTTGTCTATCTCGGCGGCAACGTGTCTGGACCAGTCTGCATCGCTGTTTATCGGGCGTCCGCACTTGCAATCCAGACCATAGGGGCGGTGCTTCTCGGCGACCTCAGCCATCACGTCTTGCGCCTCGCTCACTTCGGCCATGCCGTCGCTCCCGTCAATTCGTAGACTCCCTCGGCGATGATGCGTTGATCCGGTGACCCTGGGAAGTACAGCCGTTGAGTGAACTGCCCTGGTAGCTTTCGCATTTCGTCGGCCCAGTCGATCGTGTCGAGGTCGACGTCGTTGTAGAACATGCTGAACCACGGGGTGGGGTCGAAGGGATCGTCTGGCACGTGGCTCCAGTCAAGCGCGGGCCAACACTTGAGCACCCCGCCCCAATCTCTCATCGCGGCCACTTCACCGCCTCCAGTCCGGTGTAATGACGTTCCTTGACTAAGAACGGCATTCGCACGCTGCGATCGAGCTTCATGGTGCCCATGAGCGCGAGAATGATCGCGTCGGCGATGTCGTGGTTGCGGATCGGGACACCGGGGTACCAGGCACACACGGCGGGCAGGATGGCCTTCTTGTCGGCGTTGCCGTTGCCCACCGCCCACAGTGGGCGGGTTTTGGGGTTGATGATCGCGACGGGCATCTTGCGCCGGCGCAGCGCCGGGTATAGGTGATGCCACAGGCCCGCGCGGTCGAAGTAGTGACCGGTGACCTTGCCGCCCGGTACTTCGCCTTCCATGGCAACCAGATCGGGGTTTGGGGCGTGGTGGTCGATCCATGTCAGGATGGCCTTCTTGACGGCCAGGATGCGCAGGGATCGGTCTTCGTAGCTTGCGCCTTTGTGGCATCCCCAGCCGATCGAGTGCATTGCCGTGGGTCGTCCGTCGGTGAGCACGGCGAGTCCGGTGCTGACGAGGCTCGGGTCGATGCCAATGACGGTGGTCACTTCTGGTACCTCGGATATCCGGTGAATGGGGCATTTTCGAGAACTGTCGCGAGGTTGCGCAAGGCGGTGGCCGCGCTGGGGGCACCGTGCCCTTGCTCGTAGTCTGCGGCGTCCCCAGCGAAGAGTCGCGCGAGCCTGAGTCCGAGGTCGATCCCATCCTCGAATGCCTTCTGTAAATCGCTCACCGCGCACCCACCTTGGCGCCGCGGTTCCAGCACGGCGCGATTGCGTCGGTGCCGTGTGGTGTCTTGCACCAGCCGTTGGCCTCGGCGCCGCAGTTCTGGCACGGGAACTCGATCTTGTCGGCGTAGGCCGCGATGACGGGGCCGCGAGAGGCGCTCGGGCGTGGGCGGCGGGGCACGTAGGGGCGGGGATGCTCGCTCATCGGTGAACCTCCTTGTGGAAGGCGACAATCGGGACGATTGGGTTGGGTCTGACGCACGCCCCGCAGTCCCAGCAGCGCCGATTGCCGTTGGCGTCGCGGTAGTGCCATCGGTCGTGGCTGCATGCGCGCATCTTGGTCACGCGTTCGTCGATGTCGAGTTCATTCATCGCCGGCAGCCTTCTCGAGTGCGGCGCGGGCGAGTGCGGACCCCTTGGCTGCCGTTTGTCCGCGGTCGATGTGATCGCAGACATGGGTGCCGCGGTACCCGTCGTCGTCGCAGAGCTCGCACACGGCGACCGCGGCGAGCTTGGTCTCCAGCGCTGCCTGTTGCTCGGCTTCGCGTTGCGCCCGTTGCTGTTCGCTCATCGCCCAGTCCCATTGCGTGCGTCGTTCCCGGGCGTCGCGGCAGGCGTGGCACGGCTCGCTGGTCCCGCCAGGGTGTCTCGGGCAGTGAGGGGGTGGGGGGTTGGTGGGGTCGGGTTCGGCGCCCTGGTGACCTTCCGTACTTGCGTAACCCCTATTAGGTGCAGGCTGTAGGGAATTAGGTTGTATGTGCAGGTGCAGGGAATCGGCTTGGGTTTCCGATTGGGTTTCGGTACCGGGGTCTTGATTACCGTTCCGGTTGGCTATGTCGTTCCCGTTTTGATTGGTAGTCGGTACCTCTTGGGGATCGGTATTCGGATTACCGAACGTGTCCACATACGGAACCTCATCCGAGGTCTTGGCGGTCAGTAATATCTCCACCGATTCGCGGCTGATCGCGTGCGTCCACGATGAGTAGTCGGGGTGCTCCGACTTGTCCCGGTGGACCTCCGATGCGATCACAGCCTTTAGCTGACGCGAGGACACACCGAGGTACGCGTCGGCCACGGCCACGGCCATCTTGGGGTTGCGTAGCAGCTCTTCGGAACGGATGTACGCCCGCACCAACACTTCCTCGGTGTCCTCGTCGAAGAGGGCGAATCGTTCACGTTCCAGCTCGGCGGCCGCTGCTTCGATGTAGTCGACCGTGAGCCCGGCGGCCTTGTTGATGAGTCGCTTCGGCCGCCAGTCGGTGACACCGCAGTGCGAGAGCTTGGGGTCTGGGATCAGGATCCGGAAGTACAGCCACTGCGCCGCGGCCGTGAGTTCCTCGACGTGACCGTCTCCGGCGATGCTGATCCGGATGCGCGCATATTCCCGTGCCATGTTCGTCTATCCCTCTTTTGTCGTTGTCTGGTTGGCGATCACGTCCAGCACCTTGCGCACCAACTGCCACGGTCCATCCCCATACCGGTGCTCAACTGTGGTGGTGTGCCAGGTGCCGTCACACTTGGTCTGTGCGACATAGGTGTTCACTTCGTCGGGGTGTGGTCGGCCCGGCGTGGTGCGCTGAATCGTCATCCCCTCGGCGATCGACTGGCCGTTGACGTGCAGGGTGAAATGGAGCGTCATCACGCCACCGCCTTGCTGTAGCAGCTGAAATCACATGACGGGTCGCAGAGGTACGGGCAACCACCATCGGTACGCCGGGGCAGGCCCTTGTGCTTGCGGATGAGTCCGTTTGCGCGCAGCTTGTATTCGCGACGGCAGTATCGGCACGTGCCCATGCCGGGGTAGAACTCGGTTCGTCCGCGCACACTCCCGGGTAGCGGGATTCCATCGGGATCTGGGCAATGGTCGGCCATCAGCGCACCGCCCTGGGGTATTGGTCCCACGTGCGGCCGTCTAGCTCGCGCCCCGCGCGCTTCTTGCCGAGACGCCAGAGGCTTTCCTCGGGGTAGACATCGCATCCGTGGTGGTCGTCCCACCGCCGACGTGCCTCGTCCGTCATCTGCCCAAGCGGCACGGTCTCGCCCCATTGCTTGAACAGGAACGGCACGCCAGCGGCTACGCATTGGTCGCGCAGTGAGCGCGCCCAGTCTGGGTGCATTGGCCTTGCGCCGGGGCCTGATTCGCCGCCGACGATCACCCAGTCGATGAATCCAACGCCGTGGGCCTTACCGATACGACGACCGATCGCGTTGTTCTCGGGCGACGGGGTCCGCATGACGGGGTGAAGCCAGTGCGACGGGAGATTAATCGCCCCGAGTAGCGGCTCGGCGCTGACGAACCGCGCAGCGGCCGGGGTATCGAGCAGTGCCGCGATACGGAGGTCGGCACGTTTCTGATCCTCGGCGCTCACGCCCAACCAGACGTTGGGCAGTGGCCAGCCGGACCACGGCCAGTCCTCCATCGACGGGCGCCCCTTCGGCATCTCCAGCTGTCCCCATGCGTCGTAGACCTGCTGTTGAAACTCGCCGTCTCGCAACAGTGCCCCCATCCGCCCGTGACGCTTAGTGAGCAGCTGAAACGTGTGCTGTGGCGCCAGCGCCATCACCGCGAACACGCGAGCTATGTACTCATCAGGAACCTTGTCGTGGAACAGATCTGACATCGAGTTGACGAAGATCCGGCGCGGTTTGGTCCAGCGCAATGGCAAGTCGAGCTTGTCGGGTCGCAGCTGCACATCGAACCCGTTGACGAAGTAGTGGCCCTCGGTTCCGCGCCAGCGCTCGGCGAACGTCTCGGCGTAGCAGTGATCGCAACCGGGAGATACCTTGTCGCAACCCGTGATTGGATTCCACGTCGCGTCGGTCCACTCAATTCCAGTCTTGTCGCCCATCACTCACCCCTTCTGTATTTCGTGTGGCACTTCTCGCACCGGGGCCGACCGGCGCTGTGCGGCTCGGTCCTACAGTCGACGCACAACCCAGCGCGGTAAGCCGCTGAACTCTCGGGGGTGCGGCTCATGATGCATCGCCTAGCGAAAGCTGCTGCGATATGGGGCGGTTGACCCACAGAACCTCGGTGCGTGTCACGTCCGTACCGCCTTGGCTTGTCGCCGCCATCTCGATTCGGCCCCAGTCGACCAAGGCCTCGCTATAGAGCCGCGAGTCGTACCCGGACAGCACGACCGATGCGCGGCATCTGAGCAGCGATTCCAGTAGTTCGACGTGCAGCTCGGGCTCACGCATTTCGATCCGGTACCCATTGCCCGTTGCCCGACGCACATCCCCGAGGTACGGCGGGTCCACGTACAGGCAGCACCCAGGATCAGAACCGTATTGCGCGATCACTTCAAGGGCCGGCCTGCATTCCAGACTCACGTGGTGCAATCGTTGGGCTGCTGCGGCCATGCGGTTGACGTAGGCCTCGAGATAGTCGCCCATGGGGATAGATGAGCCGTTCGGGTTCACGAACATTCGCCATCCGGTTTGGCGCATTGTGCCGCCGCGTCCCTGCGCGATCTGCAACCAGACAAGCCGGGCAACCTCGATGTCATCGAGCCGGCCGAGGTCGGCGGCCCGGGCCTCGAGGTATTCACCGCGCGAGTAAGGGGTAAGCGCGCATACACGCATCAGCTCGTCGGGCTGCTCGCGGAGCACCCGCCAGAACGTCATCAACAGGCCGTCGAGATCGTTGACCGTCTCCATCTTGCTCGGTTCCTTGGCGAGCAGCACCGCCAAGGAGCCGGCGAACGGTTCGACGTAGTGACCATGTCGCGGAAGTAGATCCGCGATGCGGCGCGCGAGGCGCGTCTTGCCGCCGAAGTAGGCCATCGGGGGCGCGGTCACGGTCGCTCGTCCCTCGCGTCGTCTCGGTCACCGCACATGCCGTCGTGTGCGTACGGATGTCTTGGTGCCCGGTCCATCTCGGTCATGGCGTTACGGGCTGCGCGCGCTTCGTCGATCTCGGCGACGTAGATGGCGTTCACTCGAACCACTCCGACCACTGCGGGTGGTCGAACAGCTCGGACCAGGGCTTGCCGAACAGGCTTACGGCGAGCAGGTCGAGCGTGGACTCGGTGACCGAAATGGCAATCGGCGTGGCGAACTCAATTACCGCGTACGGGATGTTCTGCACCTGCCACCAGGTGACCGGTGGGTGCTCGCCAAGGGGGTAGTCATCGACCACCGCGGCGGGAGCAGAATCGCCGCGGTGGTCGATGACTGGTTGGGTGGGCATTTACTCGCCGTCGCCCTCGGTGCCGTCGGAGAATGCCGGGCCGCCGGTGAACTCAACGACCGTGCTGTCACCTTGGGTGTCGGCCTGGCTGTCCGGCTGGTCGTCGTCGGCGCCTTGCGGGTCGCCGTCGGCCTCGAATAGGGGCTCTTGGCCATCGCACTCGGGGATCTCGGCGCCATTCTTGGACTTGGGCTTGGGCATCTGCTCGCCGAGCGGCCATGCCACGATGATTTTGGCCTGACGCACTGGAACTTTCGGGCTGTCGGGAGTGTTCTGGTCGAATCCGGCGTGCTTGATGTACAGACGCGCCGAGATGTCGATGTATTCACCTGCCTCGGGCGGATCGCTCAGCGTCATGAGCAGGGCCTGGCCGAGCCGGATCTCGGTCGGGCCGGCGGCCACGCCGTCGTCAAACTTGTCGAGTTCGTTGGTGGATTTCAAATCTGCGGGCTTCTCGGTTACTTCGGCCATGATGCGACTCCTTCATCTGTTGCAGTAGTGGTGCTTTCGGATATTTGGGCACGCTGAGACTTCTCGTACTCCAAAACTTTGATGAGCATGCTTGCCTCGTCGCAGGTCAGCTCCTTGGACGATTTCAGTTCGCGCACAACCTCATCGCTCATCCACTTGAGCCGTGCAGCGCGATCGACGAGGCCGCATTCCTTGGACAGGATGTTGAGCTTGTACAGCTGCTTGTCGGTGATCATGCGCACCGCTGGCGCGCTCATTCGGCCGGCTCCGGTGTGACGATTTCGGAGTTTTCCTCGTCGGGTTGCTGCCCGGCGTTCTCGAGGATTTCGACCGCCTTATCGGCCTCGGCGCTGGTCAGGTCTTTCAATCCGGCGACGCTGTGACCGATGGCTCGACCGATCCACGCGAGCGCGACGTCCTTGTCGTCGAGGCCGCATTCGAGCAGTAGCGCGTAGAGCCGCTTGGACTGGTCCGGGGTGATCGCATCGGTGGCAGCTGGCAGCGGGTCGACGATGAACGGTGCCCGTCTGCCCCGGGTCACGGTGAGCGCAACCGTCATCCGCTCGTCGATGTCGCTCATGTGCGAGATTCGGATGCCGCCGACCTCCTGGCCGCCGAACCTGATCGCGGGATCGCAGTACAGCGTCATACGCCGACCCTGGTATTTCGAAGCGTCTGGGCCCCACGCCGCAACCATCACGCGGCGCATCGACTTGCACGGCTTGAACGGGCGCCCATCCCCGAACTCGACAAGGGCCACCTTCACAGGCTGGTCGGCATCGCCTCGTGAAACACCCTTGATGGTCACCGTTTTCGGGCCGACGAGCAGATCCTCGGCATTCAGCTGGTCAGACTTCGGAACTATGGTCTCGCTGATGTCCATGTCAGATATCCATTTCGTCGTCGCCGTGCGCCCACTGGGGCAAGAAAATTGGAGTAACTTCGGGTGAGCGGCCCGGCCACTTCCCCTCCGCGCTGCAGCGCTGGTAGATGCCGATCGCCTCGCGCATCTGACGCTTGCTCTCGGCCCTGTCGATGGGGTCCTGGTACTCGAATACCGACACCTCGTAGGGGGCTTCCTTCTCCTGCACCACGAACAGGAACCGCGGGTTGTCATGCAGCTTGAGCAGTTGCGCAACGTGCCGGTACCACGCTTCTTGAATGTGGTAGCCGAAGTCCGCTGCCTTGCGTGAGAACGCGTCCACTTCCGAGCTGACCGCGGTCTTGTAGTCGACGATGGTCAGCCGGTCGCCCGCTGGATTCAGCCAGTCGGGTCGTGCCTTTAGACGCACGCCAGTCTCGGGATCGGTGGCCACGAGGGATGTTTCGGCCTGACCGTCGGCAGCTGCGAATAGTGGTCCGGCGGTGGGATGTTCGCGCACCCTGTCGGCCATGGTCCGCGCTATCTGGTAGTCGTCCACATGCACAGGCACCCGGCCCTCGGCGCGCGCCTCGGCCTCGGCTTCCTTCCACGTGTCAGTGGCTCGGGGAGACTTCGCGACGGCGCCGCCCTTGAGGAGACCGTGAATGGCTGGCTCCAGCACGCACAGCTCAGCACCAGCACCCAGAAGTACGCGGTGTGCCATGCGGCCAAAGTCCCATTCGGGCTTGGTCTTCTGTGGATTGTCCATTCGCCACCGGAATGCGGCTGGTGTCGATGGCGGCAAAAGGAGTCGCGCACCAGAGCTAGACAGCGCTGATCGGTCAGCGTGGTACTCGATATCGGAGATGCCGGCGTAGACACCATCGCGAGTCAGTTCGGTCATGCTGCGATTGCCTCCCGTAATTCATGAATGTCTTTGATGATGTGCCGCAAAGTGATCCGGCTCGGCGCGACGATGGCGATCGTGAACGGCTGGTTGCTCCCAGGGCATTCATTGCTCGCGCCATCGAAGTGCGCGTAGATGTTGCCGTTCATGGTCTGCTGCGCCTCACGCCAGCAGACCGGGCAAAAGTTGGTGCTCACGCCTGCCCCCCAGTCGATTTGCGCCAGCGCTCGATCTCGTCGACGAAACCGGCGAACGGGGCATCGAGCGCGAACACCGGCGAGCAGAGCCGTACCTCTACGGTCGCCAGATAGTTGGTGATCCCGAGCGCTTCTGCGTGCTCGGCCAGATGCTTGAGCATCTGCTCGCATTCGGATCGGTCGCTCCAGTAGGCGGGCTGGTCTTTTGCGCTCAACACCAGCGTGCCGTCCGGCTTGCGGATGAGGTACTGAATCTCGTAGCCCTCGGGGATGTTGATGCTCATCAGTCCTTCACCCCCAACCAGCCGAGTAGGTCAAACAGGCTGGGCGCCAGGTAATCCACCATCTTGTACATCAGCTCGGGAGTGCACGGATCTTCCAGCAAGATCGCCGTGCGCTTACCGGCACCCACGGCCCACCCAAGTTCTAGGTGCGCAGACCGCCCACACGGCAGCACCAGAACGAAGGTATCCGCGGCCTCCATGGCCTCGAAGTCCGAGTTGAATCCCTCAATAGAGCGGGGATGCTCGAGCGCGGTCACATAGTCCCCGACACACGACGTGTCGGCGTCTCGCTGTAGTCCAACCTCGGACCAATGGAACCCGCTGCCATTGGGTGGATTCTTGAAGTCGTACACGTCGAACCCGGCGGCGCGAAGCGTATGAACCACCCCGACTTGCAGGTGATTACGCCACGAACTTGCCACGTAAATCTTGGATGTCTCAGTCACCAGCCCGCCTCCGATGCGCGCTGCGCTGTTGTTCGCGGCTTGCTCGGCATAGCGCTGCGCCATCTGTCGCAGGTGGTTCGGGCTGACGAACAGTGCGCCTTGGTTATCGCCGTCCGGGTAGATCTCGGTGAGAATGGCCTGCAGATTGTCGGCGGTCTCGGCGATCATGTCGGCGAATGCCTTTGTCGGCTTTTGCATTACGCACCGCCCTTGAGTGCGGCGCTGTGCTCGTCGCGGTTGTCGCGGTCGGTGAAGAAGTCCATCAGCGCCAGTTCGATGCCGTCGGCGTCGGGCCCCAGGTCAAACCCGGCAGCCTCGGCGGTCGCGGTGAACTCATCCATGACAGAGCCCGCCCTGTCGATAGTCTTGTTGAGCTGTAACACATTCCGCGACTGAGGGGCGCGGCCCCGGAACCCGAAGAGCTTCGTGAGATTCACGCGGTCACCTCGATCTGCGCGAACACGCCGGTGATCGACGCGGCGTGCGAGTTGGGTGAGGCCAGCAGCATCGCGGCCAGCGCGGCGATAGCGGCCAGGGCGACGGTGACCTTGTCGTAACTGCTCATCGGACACCCGCCTCGGCGAGTTCGATCGCGCGCTCGAATGCGGCCTCTACCTCGGGGAATGTACGGCCGGGCTGGTCATTCCAGTGGATGATCTTCCCCTCGCTTGCGCCTGGGTATCCGACTACCTTTGCCAGCACGCTGAACGCGGCTAGCACACGGTTATGTGGTGTGCCCCTGGGGCTATCCCCACCCGCTACATAGATCGCCCCGGCCGAGCACTTGCAGGTGTCGCGTGTTCCGTAACCACCCCTCTGCCAACCATTTCCAGTGAGTGGATCGATCGGACGGCGCAACTCTGCGAGCGCGCCACGAAGCACGTCGGCCGCAGTCACGAGTACGGGGGCGCTCATCGGTCGGCGCCGATCTTCTCGCGGTCCATCTCGGCCACGGCCTGGTGCACCCGCTCGCGCATGATGTCGTCGAGGGCAGTACGGGTGAGGGTGAGCGTTGTGCCGCCCCCGAACTTCACCTCGACGTCAGTGGGGGTGAGGCTCACCTCGGAGATGGCGCCCAGCGAGACGACCACGCTCGCATTCGGGGTCTGGTGGGATACATGCCCTGTCGTCATCGGGCACCCCCGACGCGCTGAGCAGGGACATAGATACGGTGTGACATGACCGGCCTCCTTTAGGCTGGTTGCAGTGGCCCCGGCGGCGGGTGAACTTTGGCGAGCGAGCCCGCCGTCGGGGTCTTTCCTATTCAGTTGTCAGACAGGACGGTTCAGCGCTTTTTGCGCTGCCACCATCGGCGGCGGGGCGGGTTCTCACCGGTGCCGCGCGGCGTCCATGCGGTGGTTCTCTCGGCGGACTGCTTCTGATTGCGCAGTAACTCGTCATTGGCAGCCTTGGCGGCAGCTGCGGCGACCTCGGCCTGCTGGACTACTCCGCGGTCGAGCTTGTTGTTGCCGCCCATGGTGAAGTCCACGTGCGGCTTCCCCTGGCGCCGGAGGAGTGAGTCGATGACCTGCGCGTTCACATCGCCGGTCAGTCCGGCAAGCGGCCCGGGTACCGAGTCGCGAGCATCCTTGGCGGCCTCGTCAGCCATCACGGAGGCCTCGTCAGCGATTCGCCGTAGATGCAGTGCTTTGTCCTTGCGTTCGTCGTAGGCGCGAATCTCGGCGCGGATGATCCGCACCAGCTCTTGGCCGATCGACTGGTCTTGGGCGCTCATTTCGCACCGCCTTGGCTGGCCGCACCCGGCGTCTGAGCCCGAAGCTCACCGTCGGGTGCGGCCGGTTCTCCTACAGTCGGAGCACCACACTCAACCGAAGGAGAAGACTTATGGGACAGCCCACGCCGAAACAATTTGCGGACGCGGCCGTTGCATCTGCGCGGCAAGCGCAGGCGAGTACGCAGGATCAGACTCTCACCAAGATCGCCGAGGCTCTCGAGTACCTCGGGCATGCACTGTCGTCCGCGTACCTCCAGCAGGAGCGAGAGCGGGCCGACCGATAGGTAGGCCAGTGGCGTGACCCGGATCGGGTATCGCTGAGAGAGCCAACTGCGGGCGAGAGCTTGTTCGGCGCAGCGCTGCAATTTGGCCTCGGCGGGCTCGACCGCCTCGTCAGCGGCGCTCACGAGGCGACCGCCTTGGATGTGTCGGCGAGCAGTGCCTCGACATCCTCGGGACGGAAGCGGTGGTGCCCTCCGGGGAGAGTCACCGCTTTGAGCAGGCCCTTAGCGACCCATTTACGGATGGTGGAGGAGTCGACGCGGAGTCGGTCTGCGACCTCCGAAGTCGTCATAAGCGTGACTTCCGTCATGCCGATGAGAATTACACGCTTGTTATCTTATGTCAAGCACGACTTGCGCGCGTGTCGCGTAGGACACGTTAATAGCGCACGACTTGCGCGATTCGCCCGAAAAGTGTTGAGTACTCAACATGACAGTGCAGCTGGACTGGATTCCTGATCTGAGTACGTTCTCTTCGCGACTCGCGGCTATCCGGCATCAGATGGGTTGGAACATCAAAGAAGCCGCCGTGGCGTGTGCCATCAGGCCCTCGTCGTGGCGCGAATGGGAGCTGTCGGGGCGCCGTCCTCGCGGCTATCAAGAGATCTGTGAGGAGATCGCGAAGCATACGGGAGTGGATTACGTCTGGCTGATGACCGGCCAGGATCGACGCCCGAAGGGGGAGCAGCTAACTTCTGGGGGGCGGAGCAATACAGTTCTTACTCACGAGTA